GACGAGCTTCTAATAATTTTCCCTGGTAAGCTTCCTCACCACGAGCTTGTCTTTCAGCATGCAATAATTGTGCATCTGACATAGCCATTTTTGCTTTTTGCTTGTTAGCATAAATTTTACTACCAGCAGAAACGGCTAATTTAATTGCCTGGAACCACATAACTTAATACCAAGTTGCTGTTTTCTTTTTATTCGCCAACATTCTCTTAGTTCCTTTTACTTGAACTTGATCTCCAGTTGGTATGTAATTTCTTTGCATACCATCTGCAGTAGATTTAGATCTTGGATCCAACTCTAGATTTTGAGAAGCGGGCTCAACAGTTATTCCACCATTAGAATACCCATCTTTGTTTATATCCAAAGATTTAATTGTATCTACTTTAGGTGACTTATCTACTTTTGCCATTTTTCCTCCTATTTTTACTTATACCAGCTCTGTTTAAAGCTATTGCAATCGCTTGTTTTCGATTTTTAACTTTTTTATCAGAGCCACCAATTTTAAGAGTCCCTTTTTTGAACTCTCGCATAACCTTTTTAACCTTTTTTTGACCTTTTGTCATTTTCTTTTCTTCTTCATACCATTTTTAGGTTTTGGTATAACTCCTCTAGCCATTAAAATGTCTTTTTTTGTAATTTTTCCATCACCAGACACATCAGGAAAAGATTTTTTCTTTTTTTTCATCATTTTTTTCTTTTTCATCATCGATTTTCTCCTTCGTATTTTTCTATTTCAACACTTGGCATCATTTTATCTACATTTGGTATAGATTTGCTCAAGATTGTTTTTTCAATTGATGTATTAGCTCTTAGTTTTGCTAATTTTTCGTTTTGATCTAACTTATCTTGTTTGTCAGATTGGTTCATCATCGCTTTCATACGGTCAAGATTAATTTTTTCTTGTCCTTCTGCTCTTTTACGTTGATTATCCATAGCTCTAAGGTCTAATTCTCTCGCTCTTAACTGCGCAATAGGGTCATTACCAAAACCAGATGTAACTTCTCTTTCTTCTTTTAAAAATTCTTCCATCATCTCTGCTATCAACACAGCTTTTCTACCTTCTATTCTCTGTTTCATTTCTTGTGCTTGCATCTGCATCTGTGGATTTTGCATCATCATCTGTAATTGTGGTAGCTCTTGTGCAAACTCTAATTCTATCTGTTCTTGAGCCATTAATGATATGTGTTCAAAAATATTTTTTTCCATAGCAGCTGTAACCATAGGATTATTTTTAGCAATATTAGTTGCCATAAAATTTAAATGTGAGGTTATGTGTGCTCTGTGATCCTGACCAGGAAACGCTTGAAAAGGTTTTCCTGACAATGCCATAATATTTTCCATACTTGGATCAAGTGGTTGAGGCGGTTGTGGTTTCATTAATATCTGATCAATATTTTTTGTACCCAAAGCCTCATACATACTTCTGTATGCTTGATACATATTGTGCATCTGTGGATTTGATGTTGCCAGTTGCAACTCTGTTTGCGCGAGGGAAATACGCTGAGTTTGTGAAAAGATGTTGGGATCAGCAACTGGCACAATATCTACCCGATCATCAAAGTCTTGTTGTTTAATCATTCTTTGACCCCCAACTACGTCGTACGGATATTCCGGTGGTAGATATAACTTAAAAACTCTTGCTAGTAATTTGAACTCTGCTTTTAGAGATGAATATATTCTTTTGTGAATAGCTGACATGGTTCTTGATCCTCTCTCAAGAAGAGCAACCGTTGTACCGACAGCAGCCTGTTGATTGCCATCGCCAACCTGTAGATCTGCAATTGATGCAAATCTTTGACCAGCTTGCACTACAATACCCATTAAGTTTAATAATGTTGCTGATGGCTCTTTGAATGGCAACATCATAAAAGAATCTTTTAGGTTACCACCAGGAGCATCTACATCTCTAAACTCACCAGGTTGTATAGATTGCGCATCATCTCTTATTCTAATGCCACGCATTTTAAATCCTGCGGGTAGGTTGGAGAGCGTACCCGCATCCAATAATTGACGAAGAGCTGCTGTTGCAGTTCTAGACAGACCACCAATCATATGGATGAGACCGAAGCCATAGAAACCTAATCCAGGTAAAAATTTAAAATGAACAAAGTAATCTATTTTATTTTTCTTCGGATCTCCAATTTCGTAATTTCTTCTAATTGATAAAACTTTTCTTGTGGCTAACTCTACAGTCACGATGTATGGAATTTTAATCCCTGATGGCTCACCCTGATCATCAGTGTGTTCAAAGCCTTCAAGATCTAAATCAACGTGACATTCTAATAAAGTATAAACATCTTCATAAGCAGTTTTTTTAGTCCCCTCAAGTTCTCTTTCTTTTTTCTCTACATCGTTTTCTTCATAACCAGGTGTGCCTAATTCTATGTCAAGATAAAAACCTGCAACCTGTTGTTTTCTTAGATCGTTCTTTGAAACTTTCAACCGGTGAATGACTGCCTCCGCATCGTCTAATGAGGTAGCCGAATAAGGGACAATCAAATCATCTGCCGGTACGAATTTTGACATTGCTCTCTGTTCAAGTTCATCGTAATAAACTTTTTTAAACGCTGAACCTGCAAGAGGAAGATAAAAGAGCATAGAGTCAAATTCTGGCTCATAGTCTGACATCTTTTCCATGAGCTCGTAATTCATGTAATCTTTAACACGCTCTGCCTGTTGTGCTTTTTCCTGACTTGGTGCACCAACAACCTGTGTCCTTACCGGACCGTTTGCTGGCAATAATTCTTTGTAAGCTAACGCTTGAAACTGTGTGACTGCTTCTGCTAAAACTGGATGAGTTGCACCTGATGCTCCCTGAAATGGTTCTGTTCGCATATCGTATTTGAAACCAAGTAAGTCTAGACCTTTGGCATAACTCTGCTCCCAATCTTTTCTTGATGCATTGTATTCCTGATACTTACCTGTAAGATCAGATCCTAATTCATCTAATACTTCTTCTGGTAAAAATTCTGCTAGGTTTGCATAATGTTCGTCACCACCTTCTGGTGATGCTGCGTTTGGATCAAAATCTACTTCTACTGATCCATCATCTTGTTCTGTTACTTCAACTGGTCCTGGTGCTTGTTGCTCGGCTTCAATGGAAGTTTCTACTGCTTCTGTAATCTCTTCTTCACCGGGAATATTAACGCTGCCTCTTGGACCTTGCGTCAAGGACTTGTCTATTTTGTCTGCCATTTATTTTCTCCAATTTGACTGTTTTAACAGTATTATAATTAATATTCAACCCCTGAGGCGTGGGTCCTGATTCAGGCGGCAGGAGCCAGTATTTAGGGTAGCTTGATGTTTTTGATTTGGTCATTGTATTTCCCGAATGTTGATTGATTATCTATTACATCATAAGTGCCTTCATCTAAAGGTATTGAAAGTGTTTCAGCTCGCGACTTAGCACGATACTCTGGATCCTCTCTATATTTTTTAGAAGCTAATGCTACCTCTGGAGATATGTGATAAGCAGCAAATAAATCAATTGGATTATCTACACCTAATTCTTTAGCTTTAGCTACATCTGCTATTCCTATACCTGTGCCAATAAAAGGAATATATTTTGCAGATTTTTTAGCCACTCCTTTTAAAATAGTAGACATTGGTGAGGACTTTGTTTTTAAAACAACTCCTTTATCTGCTAACGATTGTATATTAGCTTGTGCTCCTTCAGAAAGTTCAGAAAAATTTGATATGTATTTTTTTGCATTTAATTTTTTACCAGGTTCATATTCTATTAATGGTGTATCAACTCCGTGTTTATTTTGAAAGGCTAAAGATATTTTATTAAAATTATTTACCTCTTCTACACTTGCAGTTCCATCTAATACTTTTGGAAAAATTCTACTAAAAGGTCCATCAATCTGATTTCCTTTTATACTATTAACTTTCTTTTTTATAATTTGTCCAAGCTCTGTATAACCAGGGGCATTTTCAAATGTTGAAGATAAACCCATAGCTTCATCTAAATTAAATACTCCGGTATCAATAGCTTTTAAAATTTTTTGTCTTGTTGTAAATAACTTCTCTCCTTTAGTCTTTAATATATTATCTCTAATTTTTAATTTAGATCTTCTTAATTCTTCACTAGCAAATTGTCCCCATTGATTCTGAGAGGGAAATTCTGAAAAAATTTCATCTAACTGATTTACATTTGGCATTTTTAATCCAGGTACTTCTCTAAATCCTAATAAAAATTCTTGATACTTAACAAGATCGTTTGATATGTTTTTTATATTTTTAAGACTAGAATCTCCATAAACAAGTTTCGATAAATTTTTTACATCATTTATTTCATCTGCACTTTCTAGTGCAATATTGTGAATTGCTTTTACTGCATTATCAAATGGTTTAGCTTTTAATTTTTTTGCTTTTAATATATTTGCTTCAGCTTTTTTAATTCCTGCTTCAGCTGCTTCTTTAGTTTTAAAATATTTTGTTACTGTGCTAGGACCATCAGTAGAACCTGAAGGAAGTTGCACTTTAAACTTAGTTCCTTTTGGTAAATCAGGGTTTAATTTAAAATCTATATCTCTCACTGGTCTAACCACTTTATATATTTTTCTTTTACCAGAACGAGCAGGGGGAATATCTGGATCCAGTCTTAAAGCAACGGAAGAAGCTAATTCAGATTTGGGAATATCAATACCTTTTACACCTTGATCTTTAAGATTTTTTAAAATTTTTGTAACTGTAGAGCTACCCACATTCAGTTTATCATTTTTTTTAATGGTGTCGGCTATCATTCCAGAACCCATCTTGTCTTCTATTCTATATTTTTTAACTAGCTCTATTATCTCGTTAGTAATAGGTGTTCCTTTTTTAAAACCTATACGTCCTCCATCCGATTCGTTAATTCTTTCTATAATTTTTTCTTGACTAAGTTCGGTTGCATTACCCTCATTGTCAAATTCAAATGATGGTGTGGTGCCTCCAGGATTTTCTTTTATCCAGTTGTCCCAATATTCTTTTCTTTCGATTGCAAATTTTCTAGCGTCAGCTCCAGATATAATACCGTCCTTAATATATTCTTGAGTTTCTTTTTCTAAATTAGGTACAATTAATTCTGGAGAGATCGTATTACTTCTTACAGCTAAAACTGTTCTATTAATTTTTTCAAATAAATCTTTTAATTGTTTTGGTTTTTTCTGTGGGATTATCTCTGTGCCATCAGCGAGTAAAGTTCTATCAAGTGGTTGAACTTTTGATTTTGTTAATAATTTTTGTGCAGTTGTAGGTGATTCGATGTACGAAGTTATCGCCTTCCCATAATCAGCGATCTTCATGTTAAGCTCCTAATATTCCGGCTAATCCTCCACGGGCTAAGTCAATTTTAGCTTGACCATATTCCATTCTTAAAAAATCATCTATTTCCATAATAGGCATTCCAGGTCTTTGTTCGTTCATATCGTATTTGTAATTTTCATACATATCGATTTCGTCTTGTGAATATTTACCCGGCTCGTAACTAGTTAAACTTACATTGTCTCTGTTTGTAGGTCCACCTACAGTTTGAGGCATCATTTCTTCCATGTAAAATTCTTTTATCTCGTCAAGAGATCTTGGTCTTCTTTTTCTTTTTTTAATAAATTCTCTGACAACTTCTTCGATTCTGATATTCATGTTGCCTGATGCAAGTTGCATGACGCCTTCTTTTTCCATAGGTTTGCTTCCTTTTAAAATTTTTTCAAAATCACCAAGAGGATCCATTTCGATCTCTTTGATTTTTATATTATTCCTTTTTATGTAGTCAGTCAAGGATTCTCCTGCCTCGACTCCTACACCAGAGTTATAAGCGTCTATGACGTCTGAGTATGTTTCAAATTCATCCATTAGTAATACGTCCTTTGTTTTGGTGGCGTAGGTTCATCTATATAGTCTTCTGGATGAGAAATCAACCCACCCTGTCTAAATCTCATAACCGCTTGTGTCATGCTATCTACCAAGTCATCATGATCTCCATACGGAAAAGCAGCACATTCCTCAATTACTTCCTGTGCAAACTCCATTTCTTTGGGCGCCCATATCAGCCCCGACTCAAAGAGCGGTGACACTGCGTTTACCCTAGTATGCTTATCGTTGCCTTTACTAGGTGTAAAATTTATAACAGGAATACCCATCTTACGCAACTCATAAGTTAGTGGCAGTCCAGATGCTTTTGATTCTATGATGACTGTTTCAGGATTCCAATAACCATATTGTTCAAGAGCTACTCTTCTTAACTCAGGAAACTCGTATCTTTCTTTTATAGAATCTAATAAAATTAAATTAGGTGGACTATCTTCAGTGGGTCTAAAAACACCCCACGTTGTTATAGCAGAATAGTCAGCCGAAGATTTTTTCATAAAAGCTGTATCATAAGATTGTATAACATGTTGCAAAGCTGGCATTTCTTCTTTCTCCCAATCACGCCACCACTCTCTTTTAATCAAAGCTCCTTCTTCAGATGTTGGATTTTGCATATATTGTGCATTCCATTTTGATAAAGGTATAGATGCTTTTACAGATTCTAAATCTTCTAATTTCCAATACTCAGGCCAAACAGGTTGACCTGATGGCATGATGGCAGGGAATTCTATTATCTCCCATTGATCTGCTTTAATTTCTTTTTGTGCGTTTAGCAATCTACCTGTTAAATCTTTTTCATTCCAACGGGTCATGATTACAATTATGGATCCACCAGGTTGAAGACGTTGTCTTGGCCCTGATGTATACCATTCGTAGGTTCGCTCCAATGCTTGTGAGTTCATGGCGTCTTGTTCAGAATGTGGGTCGTCAATAATTAAAAGATCTGCACCTCTTCCTGTTATTGCCGAACCCACACCCGCTGCAT